TTCGGAGTACCGAGACATGTGCGGCCAGATCCGGGGTCTCTCGACCGCACACATGTTTATCAACGACCTCGTGCGAAAGATGGAGCAAGACGAAGATGAGTGAAATCCTTCTCAGTACCGGAGAAGATGCTGTCCCGACCACATTGCCGGAGACGGCAGAGGAAAAGGCCAGACAACTTCCAGAACCCGCAACCTACCACCTGCTTTGCGCTTTGCCGGAGATTGACTCCGAGTACGAAAGCGGCATCGTGAAGGCCGGACAGACCATGCACTTTGAAGAAGTGCTGTCTCCCGTCCTGTTCGTGATGAAGATGGGGCCAGACGCATACGGAGACAAAACCCGTTTCCCAAGCGGCCCATCATGCAAGGTGGGGGACTTTGTGCTGGTGCGCCCCAACACGGGCACCCGGCTCAAGATCCACGGTCGAGAGTTCCGCATCATCAACGATGACAGCGTTGAGGGTGTGGTCCAAGATCCTCGCGGCATTTCTAGGAGTTAAACATGGCAACAGGTCAGGAAGAATTTAAATTCCCAGACGAGAAGGTGGAGGACAAGAAGGAGGACTCCTTTGACTTTGAGGTCGAAGGTGACTCCGAGATCGAAGTCGTAGACGACACTCCCCCGGAGGATCGTGATCGTCCTCCCATGAAGGAACCTCCTTCAGATGTCACCGAAGAGGAACTTGCGCAGTATTCCGAAGGCGTGAAGAAACGCATTCAACATTTCTCTAAGGGTTATCACGAAGAGCGCCGGGCCAAAGAGGCTGCTTTGCGTGAGCGTGAGGAGGCAATTCGTCTTGCCCAACAACTCGTGGAGGAAAACAAAAAACTCCAGAGTTCGCAGGGTCAGACCCAGCAGGTTTTGCTTGAGCAGGCCAAGAAAGTCGTTGAAAACGAACTGTCTGAAGCCAAGCGCAAGTACAAAGAAGCCTACGAATCCGGGGATTCAGATGCCCTGGTTGCGGCCCAGGAAGAACTTACGGCAGCCAAAATCAAGGCAGACCGGGTAAGTAATTTCAGGCCAGCCCCTTTACAACAGGAAAAACCTGTTGTACAACCCACACCACAACCTGAGACGGTAACGCCAAAGGTCGATTCCAAAGCCGCTGCGTGGCAAGAAGCCAATCCGTGGTTCGGAACAGACGATGAAATGACGGCGTTGGCGTTGACGGTTCACCGAAAACTTGTGGAAAGTGGGGTAAGTCCAACGAGTGATGAGTATTACGACCGCATCAATAACCGGATGCGGCAAGTCTTCCCAGATGCGTTCCCCTCTGAGAAGCCCGTAAAGAAATCTCCAGTCGTGGCACCTGCGACAAGAAGCACAGCGCCCAAAAAGATCGTGCTAACCAAGTCCCAAGTAAACATCGCCAAGCGGCTCGGACTGACGAATGAGCAGTACGCCCGTGCGGTTGCGGAAGAAATGAGGAAACAAAATGGCTGAACAAAATCGTCAACCCAGAGATCTGGAAGTCCGCGCCACGGCTGAACGCCCGAAGCAGTGGATGCCCCCGGAACTTCTGCCTTCTCCGAACCCGGAGCCGGGCTATGAGTTTCGTTGGATCCGGGTCAGTACATTGGGCAACGCAGACCCAATGAACATTTCCTCAAAACTCCGCGAGGGCTGGGAGCCCGTAAAGGCATCTGAGCATCCCGAGATCCAACTGATGAACATCGGGGAAAAATCCCGGTTTCCAGACAGCATTGAGATTGGCGGACTCATCCTTTGCAAGACCCCAAAAGAGTTTGTTGACCAACGCAACGGGTACTACCAGAAGCAAACTGATAGCCAGATGCAGTCGGTTGACAACAACTTCATGCGCGAGAACGATCCCCGGATGCCTCTGTTTAAAGAGCGCCGCTCTGAGGTGAAGTTCGGACGCGGTTCTTAATCGTTAGGAGTCAAACATGGCTTACCCCTCAGTTGACGCCGCATACGGTTTCAAGCCGATCAATGAACTGAACGGCCTACCCTATGCTGGTGCAATCCGCCAGATTCCGATTGCTCGGAACTATGGCACCGCCATTTTCAATGGCGACCTGATCGAACTGCTTGCCAATGGCAGCATTGCGATCACGGGCATGACCACTTCCACCACGACCACGGCTCGCCCCGGTCAGATTGGTGTGTTCGTGGGCTGCTCGTACACCAACCCCTCGACCGGTCAGAAGTTGTTTGCCCAGTATTACCCCGGTAATATCCTGGCAAACGACATCGTGGCTTATGTTGTGGATGACGACCGCGCGGTCTTCAAGGCAGTGATGGTTGGACAACCCTCGGGCGGTCTGAGCAACACCGCCACGACCGTTGGTTACGCCGCTCAGTCCTTTGTGGGCTCCAATGTGTACTGTGTGACCGGCACCGCTGGCAGCACGACCACTGGCAACTCTGCAATGGCTGTGTCTGGTGATCAGCCCAGCAACGGTACCGGTAATGTGTCGGTTAACACCGCCCTGCCGTTCCGTGTGGTTGGCCTGGTTCCCGAGACTGCTGTGACCCTGACGGGCACCGGCAGCACCTCTGGTTCTTCGACCACGGTGACGCTGGCTGCTGCTGTGACTGGCCTCCAGTCTGGCATGCAGTTGATCTGCCCGACCGGCACTGGCTCTCTGGCCGGTAACTTCATTACGGTGACCAATGTGAACAGCACGACCCTCACGGTGTCGAGCGCAATCACGCTGGCCTCTGGCTCTGAACTGACCTTCGTGGGCTTCCCCGAAGTGTTGGTGAAGTGGAACCAGGGTTATCACTCGTATGCCTTTACAACCGGCATCTAAGGAGTAACTCAAAATGGCAATTTCTCGTGCCCAACTACTGAAGGAACTCCTGCCGGGTCTTAATGCCCTGTTTGGCATGGAGTACAAGCGTTACGGCGAAGAACACAAAGAGATCTACGAAACCGAGACCTCTGAGCGTTCGTTTGAAGAAGAAACCAAACTTGCTGGTTTCTCTGCCGCTCCGGTTAAGCCTGAAGGCCAAGCCATCGCGTATGACAATGCGCAGGAAGCCTGGACTGCTCGCTACAACCACGAGACCATCGCTATGGGTTTCTCCATCACCGAAGAGGCGATGGAAGACAACCTGTACGACTCTCTGTCGGCCCGTTACACCAAGGCTCTGGCCCGTGCAATGGCTTACACCAAGCAGGTCAAGGCTGCTGCAATCCTGAACCAAGGCTTCAATGCTGGCGTCACCTACGGCGACGGCGTGAGCCTGTTCTCGACGGCGCATCCGCTGGTCTCTGGTGGAACCAACAGCAACCGCCCCACCGTTGGCGCAGACCTGAATGAGACTTCTCTTGAGAATGCCGTCATTCAGATCGCTGGCTGGACGGATGAGCGTGGCTTGCTGATTGCTGCCAAGCCCCGGAAACTGGTTGTTCCCCCGGCCCTGATGTTCGTGGCAACCCGCCTGCTCGAAACCGAGTTGCGCGTGGCTACCGCCGACAACGACATCAACGCGCTGAAGAACAACGGTTCGATCCCCGAGGGTTACACGGTGAACCACTTCTTGACCGACACCAATGCGTGGTTCCTGACCACGGATGTGCCCAACGGTCTGAAGCACTTCATCCGTACCCCGATGTCCACTTCGATGGACGGGGACTTCGACACCGGTAATGCCCGGTACAAGGCCCGCGAGCGTTATTCGTTCGGCGTGTCTGACCCGCTGGGCGTCTTCGGTTCGCCGGGAGCCTAATCTCTCCTGATGGTGTATAGGCATGCGCCATCCTTTGGGGGTAACTCAGAAATGGGTTACCCCCTTTTCTTTTTAAACGACTGGGTGTATAAACACACCAGTCCAAGATCTTCAACCTGCTTGCTGACCGGCTTGGCGGACTACCCTCAAAGACAGCAAGCGCACATTGAGGAGCCCTCATGGGAACCACGACCTTCTCCGGCCCGGTAGTGTCCAACAATGGTTTTGTTGGTGCAGTTACCGGCCCCGTGACCGCGACCACCGTTACTGCTGCAACCGTTTCTGCCACGGGCAATATCACCGCTGACAGCGGAACCGCCCCAGCAGCAGGTGGTATGTTGGCATTCCAGATGTCTTCGACCTCTGGTCTGGGCATCTATGTTGGATCCGGCGCACCGACTATCGCGGCAGCGCAAGGCTCGCTTTACATCCGCACGGATGGGTCTTCGACCTCTACCCGTCTGTATGTGAACACTACGGGTTCGACCACCTGGACGAATGTAACCACCGCCGCCTAATAGGAGCGCATCACCATGATGCAAACCGATGTAAAAGGCGCGACTTGCCCGGCTTCCACGGCCACTACGATCTATAACGGTCGTTGCCGTGTAAAGAGTCTGGCAATCAGCGCCACCACGGCAAATGCCACAGTTGCGGTGGCAGACGGGTCAACGACCCTGTTTACATACACCGCGACTGCGACAGGCCCTGTAAACATCCTTATCCCTGGAGAGGGTGTTTTGTGCCAGACGAGCGCAATCGTCACTTGCGCTGCCGGTGTAAGTGCGGTGGCGTTCTATGGCTAAGACTCCGGCATGGCAGCGGTCAGAGGGGAAGAATCCCGAAGGTGGCTTGAACGCCAAAGGGCGCGCCTCTTACAACAAGGCGAACCCAGGCAAGCCGGGGCTGAAAGCCCCACAGCCGGAGGGAGGCCCCAGGCGAGACTCTTTTTGCGCCCGAATGAAAGGGATGAAAAAGAAACTTACCTCCGCAAAGACCGCGAACGATCCGAATAGCCGTATCAACAAGAGTTTGCGAGCATGGAACTGCTGATATGGAACATTGTGCTTTCCTTCCTCTCGGCGATCATCCTCTGGGTGATCAAGAGCCACGCAGAGGAAGTGCAGCGCATTCAGATTCTGCTCAATCGCACGCGGGAAGAAGTTGCCAAGGAGTATGTCACCAAGGGTGATGTGCATGACGATATGAATCGTGTCATTGCCCGTTTGGATCGACTTGAAGGCAAGTTGGACGCTTACATGAAGGAGCAGCGCAGTGCCATCAGTTAGCGGAAAGTTGGCAGGTTACGAAAAGCACTGCAAGTGCTGTAACACTGCGCTTGTGTTGCGCTCTAAGCGCGACATCGAGCGGAAAACTTTTTGCTCGTTTGACTGCAAGGTTGAGTATCAAAAGACGCAACCTCCTCCCGCCAGAAGGCCATACGCGGTTGCAAAAAAATGCGATTGCTGTGGGATTGACTTTGTTGCCACCGACAAACTGCAAAAGTTCTGCAACCCAAAGTGTCAATCTAAGAATGCAGTTTCTAAGCATCTTGTACGGAATGCAACACTTGAGGGCCACTTAAAGCGGCTGTTGGTTTACAAGCAAAGAAAAAATCTGTCTCTTGAGTTTTTAACAGGGTTGTATAAGAGGCAAAACGGTCTTTGCGCTCTTTCAGGAGTTCCCATGACTTGGGAGGTTCTGAATGGCAAAGTTCCAACAAACTTGTCTTTGGATCGAATTGACTCCAGTCAAGGTTACACCGAAGATAATGTTCAGTTGGTCTGTCGGATTGTTAACATTATGAAGAATAATCTGAGCGTTGATGAGTTCGTTGGGTGGTGCAAACTTATTGAGGTGCACAATGCCTTCTAAGTCGGCGGCACAACACCGTTTTATGGCGGCTGTGGCAAACAACCCCAAGTTTGCCAAGAAGGCAGGTGTGCCTCAGTCTGTGGGGGAAGAGTTTCTCAAGGCCGATACTGGCCGCAAATTTGCAAGGGGTGGTGAAATGGCTGAGTCCAAGAAAATGATTGGCAAAGAGATCGCTTTTATGAAGAAGGCTGGTGCTCCCAAGTCCATGATCAAGCATGAGAAGGCTGAGATGGGCATGAAGAAGGGCGGCAAGGCCAAGGGCTATGCCTCTGGCGGTCTGGCTGCCGGTCACAAGTCTGCCGATGGCATCGCCCAGCGCGGCAAGACCCGTGGCCTGGAAGTCAAAATGGCTAAGGGTGGCAAGGCTATGGGTGGGAAGTGCTGAGATGCCTCGCACCTACCGCGCTGAGATGGGCGTACCGCCCATGCCGGACGAAGGCGCTCCCGGCCCCATGACCCGTGCCCGCCGCATGGATCGCATGGTCATTGGCAGCCCCAGTGATCGCCTTTCTGCTGAAGACCGCCGGATGCTCAACCCTGTGCTTGAGCCCGTTCCTGGCGAAGAAGTCGGCATGGAAGAGCGCAAGTCCAAGGTGTACAAGAAGATGGAAAAGATGTCTGCCGGTGGGTACACCAAGGCGGCAGATGGCTGCGTTCAGCGCGGCAAGACTCGCGGGAAGTTTGTATGAGAGCCAGCCGTGGAATGGGTTGTATCAACCCCGCCAAGATGCCTTCTAAGGGAGTCGTCAAGCAGCGCCGTGACAACACGGATTTCACGGAATACGCTGCCGGTGGAGAAGCCAAGTCCAAGGTAAACGAGGCAGGCAACTACACCAAGCCTGGGATGCGTAAAGCCTTGTTTAATCAGATCAAGGGGCAGGCAACCCAGGGCACGGCAGCAGGTCAATGGTCGGCCCGCAAGGCCCAACTGTTGGCAAAGAAGTACAAAGAGCGTGGTGGCGGATACAAGGACTAGGAGTTAAAAATGCCTGCTTTTTTACCTGCAATGATTGGCGGCATGTTGGCTGATAAAGCCATGGACAAACTTGGCGTTTCTGACAATGTACGAGATGCCATTTCGTTTGCGACCAACCCCAGGGGATTTGTAGGTGGAAGAATTGCGGGGGAAGTTGCCCGAAGAGCAATGGAGCCACAGCCTTATGAAGGCGAGCCCATGTACGATGAAGACATGGGGCTTAACTTCAAAAAAGGGGGCAAGGTTAGTTCTGCATCAAAGCGGGCTGATGGTTGCTGCAAGCGCGGTAAAACTCGCGGGAAGATTTACTGACATGAAGTCGCCGCAGCAGTCTCTGAAGGACTGGACTTCCCAAAAATGGAGGACAAAAAGTGGTAAACGATCTTCTGACACGGGTGAAAGATACCTTCCAGAGGCTGCGATCAAAAGTCTTTCCCCCCAAGAATACGCAGCCACAACCAGAGCAAAGCGAGCAGGCAAAGCCTCCGGCAAGCAGTTCGTGAAGCAACCAAAGGCAGTTGCCAAGAAGACGGCGAGGTTCCGCTAAATGGCGTTTACATCAGGCACCGCAATCTTCAACCTTGACCTGTCTGAGGTCGTGGAAGAGGCATTTGAGCGTTGTGGCTCAGAACTCCGCACGGGCTATGACCTGCGGACGGCACGGCGCAGCCTGAACCTTTTGTTTGCTGACTGGGCCAACCGTGGTGTAAACATGTGGACGATGGAGCAGGGAACCATCCCGCTCGTCTACAACCAGATGACCTACGCCCTGCCGAACGACACGGTGGATCTTCTGGAACATCAGATCCGCACGCAGGCCAACAGCAGCAGCAATCAGGCTGACCTGAACATCACGCGCATAAGTATTTCTACTTATGCCACCATCCCGAACAAGTTGACCACCTCGCGCCCGATTCAGATCCTGGTGCAGCGTAACAACGGGATGATCACTCCCACGGGGTACACACTGTCCTCGACGATTACATCGTCTGCGACAACGATCACGCTGTCTGGTGTAAACGATCTGCCTGCCCAGGGGTTCATCAAACTGGACGATGAGATCATCGTTTACGGGTACATCTCTGGGAACACGCTGTACAACTGCTTCCGTGGGCAGCAAAACACCACGGCGGCAAGTCATACATCTGGGACTGCTGCGTACTGGGCCCAGGTTCCAGCCGTAACAGTCTGGCCTGTGCCGGACAACTCAACGACCTACACCCTGGTCTATTGGCGTCTGCGCCGGACACAGGATGCTGGAGAAGGCGTGAATGTGGCAGATGTCCCGTTCCGCTTCATTCCCTGCATGGTGGCAGGCTTGTCCTACTACATGGGCATGAAGATCCCTGATGCGTATGCCCGCCTGCCAGTGTTGAAGACTCAATACGAAGAGGCATGGCAGTTGGCAGCGGATGAGGATCGGGAGAAGGCCGCAATCCGGTTTGTGCCGCGTCAGCAGTTCATTGGTGGAGCGACCACATGATGGAAGACAAGATCTTCCTGGCATGGGCAGCAGGCTTCTTTGATGGAGAGGGCTGCGTGCTTGTAAACCCTCGTGGGAACGGCAAGTTCCACAGTCTGTTTACATCCGTGACTCAGCAGGATCCAACTGCTTTACATCTGCTGAAGCAGCGGTTTGGCGGTAATGTCACCCCCGACAAGACTGCCACTTCGGACTCATACGAACGCAAGCGCGGGGCGGCTTTGGTGTGGCGGTGGAAGGCAAGTAGTGTAGAAGCACACGCTTTCCTGAAGTCAATTGAGCCGTATGTGGTTGTAAAGGCAGAACAGGTTCGGGTTGCGCTTGAGTTCCCCGCTGTCGGGACTCGTTTCTGCGTCAATAACCCAATCCCGGAGCATGTCAGAGCCAAGCGTGAGCAGGTGATGATTGCCCTGAGAAGCATTCGTCAGGCCCAGAAGGTGTATCTGGAGGCTGCAAATGGGTAATCGGTTTGCTTCAGGCAAGCGGTCGATTGCCATGTGTGATCGATGCGGCGGTCAGTTTTTGCTGAAACGCCTCAAGGAAGAGGTCATCAAGACCAAACGCTACAACCTGCTCGTCTGCGAGGAGTGTTGGGATCCAGACCATCCTCAACTTCAACTTGGAATGTTCCCTGTTGACGATCCGCAGGCGGTGAGAAATCCCCGCCGGGATTCAACCTACAGGACTGCCGGTACGAACAGTTTGGAAATCAATATCGCCAATCCTGAGCAGGGTTTCCCGACCGGCGGTTCTCGGGACATCCAGTGGGGATGGAATCCGGTTGGCGGTGGCAGGGCAAATGATGTTGGTCTCACACCGAATTATTTGGTGGCGACGACATCTGTTGGTACAGTAACCATTACGGTGACATAGGAGCAAATGATGGACGCAAAGAAGGCTGTTCACGCGCATGAGAAGCACATGCATCCCGGCAAGCCCATGACGAAACTTGCCAAGGGCGGGAAGACCAACCAGCAGATGCGTGACCTCGGTCGCGGTCTTGCCAAGGTCGCAAACCAGAAGAAGTCGGTGCGTAAAGTGCCGAAGTCGGGGATCTGATCATGGCAAAGTTCAGCAAAAAGATGATGGGCAAAGAGGTGGGTGACGCCTCTGTCTATGCCGAACCGCATGACATGAAGGGTCGCGCAGGCGTTGACCTGAGCAACAGCGGTTATGGCAAGGCACCCAAGAAGAGCGCGGCTGATAAGGTCAACATGAGCGTTGGCAACATCAACCGTGATGGGTATGCAGAGCCGAAGACCACGGGCATCAAGATCCGTGGGACTGGTGCAGCAACCAAGGGCGTGATGGCTCGGGGGCCGATGGCGTGAACTACACGGAGTTGAAAACTGCGGTGGAGGATTACACGGAGAATTCGTTCTCCGCGAATGACTTCGCCACGATGACGAAGTTGGCAGAGCAAAAGATCTACAACTCCGTCCAACTCCCTGCACTCCGCAAGAATGTCACCGGCTCAATGACCGCCGGTAATAAGTATCTCCAGTGCCCATCCGATTTTCTGTCCGTTTTTTCGATGGCAGTGATCCTGGCAGATGGTTCGTATGAGTATCTGCTTGATAAGGATGTGAACTTTATCCGTCAGGCATACCCGACTCCTAACAGCACCGGAACCCCCAGGTATTACGCCATCTTTGGGCCTCGGTCAGATAACGAGGATGAACTCGCATTCATTCTTGGCCCGACACCTAATGCTTCCCTGGGCGTGGAGTTGCATTACTTCTACTACCCGGAATCAATCGTTACATCCCAGTATTCCTGGCTTGGCGACAACTTTGATTCTGTGCTGTTTAACGGCGTGATGGTCGAGGCTGCCCGGTACATGAAGGAAGAAGTGGACATCGTGAAGAACTACGAAGAGCAGTTCGCACAGTCCCTGATCCTTCTGAAGCAACTGGGCGATGGCAAGAACCGTCAGGATGCCTACAGGAACGGGCAGGTAAGGGTTAAGGTAGGCTGATGCCAATCGTTCAAACTCAGACCACCTCCTTTAAGAAGGAGTTGTACCAGGGCATCCACGATCTCACGACGGATGTCCTGAAGATTGCTTTGTACACGGGTTTTGCTGATTTAAACGAAGACACGACGGCTTACACCACGACGGCAGAGATCACTGGGACTGGGTACTCGGCAGGGGGAAAGATCCTGACCGGCACCACCATTGGCAGTTCTGGATACACCGCGTTTGTGGACTTCGACAATGTGGAGTGGGATCCCGGTGTGTTTACAGCACGGTGTGCTCTGATCTACAACTCCAGTAAAGCCAACCGTTCTATCGCCGTGTTGGACTTCGGGTCTGATAAGACTTCGACTGCCACCTTCACTATCGTCATGCCGGTCAACGATGCCAACAGTGCGTTGATCAGGTCTTCCAACTAGGAGTCATCATGTCCATCGAAAAAGCCAAAGCCTCTGACATCGTGGGTGGCGGCCTGATTGCCAACAATGGCGCATCTGAAGGTGCCAAGGCCACGGGCAAGTACACCGTTGAGTGCTTCGACAAAGACGGCAATCTGAAGTGGGTTGCTGAGACGCCCAACCTTGTGGTCAATGTGGGCCTTCAATACATGGCCGGAACGGCTCTGACCTCTACGGCTCAGATCACCACTTGGTACATCGGCCTGTACGGTGCTGCTTCCTCCAACAACCCTGCCGCGAGCGACACGATGTCTTCCCATATTGGGTGGACGGAAGTGACGGCTTATAGCGAGAGCACCCGCCCCGCCGCATCTTTTGCCGCTGCCACTAACGCCAACCCTTCTGTGGTGACCAACACCGCGACCAAGGCAGTGTTTTCGATCAGCGGCACGACCGTGGTGGGTGGTGCGTTCCTGACCTCTAGCAACACCAAGGGTGGAACGACCGGCACGCTGTTCTCGGCGGCTGATTTCCAGTCTCCCGGTGATCGTTCGGTTGTCAGCGGCGATATTCTCAATGTCACCTATACCTTCAGTCTGTCCGCGTAAGGATGCGATGTGGCCGAAGGCGGATGGGGTTCTGGCGCTTGGGGTCAGGCCGGGTGGGGACGCTCGGTTTATGACCGTCAGGTCGGTCAAGGCGGTTGGGGCGACGGCACTTGGGGTGTCGCGGTTTGGGGCGGCCCGTACTACCCCGACCAACTTACCGCATCTGACACGGTTACACCCACTTCGACTTTCTTGCCAGAGGTCAATGAGTCGGCTTCTGGGGCTGATCAAGTATCGACAACAGCATCTTTCCTCGACATTCAGGTCGTTGAAACTGCTGCGGGCGCGGACACCATTTCTGCGCTTGGCACCCTTGGCGCGGCAGTAAGTGAAACCGCAAGCGGGGCAGACAGTGTTGCATCTACTCCAGAATACGGTGTTTCGGTCAGTGAATCTGCCGCCGGAGCAGATGTTGTCAGTTCAAT